AACAAGTACACAACGGGCACGACCGCTGGCACGATCCAGAACATGGGTGCAACTGTTGTTGCCCAAACCGCTACTACAACGGTAGCTGACACGACCGCAACTTTTCAGTTTGCTATCCCTGCTGGTTCGCAGATTCTTGAGTTTTTTGTCGATATTACGACCGCTTATGCCGGTACGACGGGTAACACCATTACCATTCAGACTGCTGCTGGCAATTCGCTTGCTACGGTTGGTGGTGCAACCACGACTCCTCTAGCTGTTGGACGCGCAACGACCGCTTACACGGGCGCACAAGTTGCCACGATGCTCAACGTCGGCTCTACGGATCTGATTGTTAACGTCATCTATGCTTGTGCTGGTACCGCCAGCGGTGGAGCCGCAACGATTACTTGTCTGTATATCGTCAAAGGTTCTAACGGCGTAATGTACCCAACCAGCACCCAAAACTAAGTAGGGGGCTTCGGCCCCCATAGGGGATTGATATGGCATTAGTCGGAGTTGCATCCTCGATTACGCGGATGGGTACGTTTGAGCCGTTTGACTTGCAAGTGGCTCGCGGTCAGGTTGTCGGTCACACGGGTCTTGAGATTTTTGGCTTTAGCGCCGCAATCGGTGCTTCAGCCCAAGGCCCAATGTGGGAAGGCCAAACCCAATCTGGCGGTTTGTATACATATCCAAGCTCTGCCGCACCGTTGGTGTTGGTGAGCGATTCGGCTTCTGACAACACAACCCGTTCGGTTGTGATTGATGGGCTTGATGCAAACTTTGCTCAGCAGTACGAGACAATCACGTTAAATGGTACGTCTAACGTAACAACGACAAACTCGTTTTTGCGTATTAACCAAATGTCGATGCTCAACAGCACGAACACCGGTACGATTACCGCAAAGATTAGCTCGACAACTTACGCGCAAATTAACCCCGGTATCGGTCAGACGCAGATGTCGATCTATACCGTGCCAGCCGGTTTTACGTTTTACTTGTCTTACACCCAGTACGATGCCGCGATTGGATTTACTTCAAGCGCCTACATGACTGGTCAAGAGTACAACAAATTTAACGCTGGCCCAAACGGTGGTTTGATTACGGTTACTCATCAGTCTGTATTTGTGCAAAAACAGGAAACCCCCTTTACTGCGCCAATCCCGCACCCAGAAAAAACCGACATCCAGTTCTGCATTATTGCAAGTGCTGGTGGCCCGTTAAAGGCTAGTATGTACGCTGGTGGATACCTGATTCAAAATGGCTACCAAATCTAAGTCTCCCGCTTGGACGCGGAAAGAAGGTAAGTCCGAGAGTGGCGGTTTGAACGCCAAAGGAAGGGCTTCTTATAACGCTGCCAATCCGGGCAAGCCGGGGCTTAAACCCCCCCAACCCGAAGGTGGGGCGCGTAAGAAGTCATTCTGTGCCCGGATGTCGGGCATGAAGAAGAAGCTCACTAGCGCCAAAACTGCCAACGATCCGGACTCCCGCATCAACAAGAGCCTCCGGGCGTGGAAGTGTTAAGTGGAAGGTCAGGTCTGGAACATCATCTTGACCATCGCGGTCAGTGCAGTTGGGTTCATCGTGAAGAATTCATTTGACGAGATCAAACGTATTCAGATTTTGCTCAACAGGACTCGGGAAGAACTTCCTAAAGAGTACGTGACTAGGGCACAGTTGGATGCGGATATCAACCGCATCTTTGACAGGCTTGACCGTCTTGAGGTTAAGATCGATAAGCTGATGGACCATCATGCCTAGTACTTCAAAGAAGCAACACAATTTCATGGAGGCTGTAGCCCACAGCCCCGCCTTCGCCAAAAAAGTTGGCGTTCCCAAGTCCGTGGGCGAGGACTTCTCACAGGCCGATAAGGGCCGTAAATTTGGTAAAGGTGGTGATATGAAAAAAGGTTACGCAGACGGTGGTATGCCTATGGTCAACAAGGGCGGCAAAATGGTTCCTAGTTTTGCGGCTGATGGCGTAGGTAAGATGGCTAAAGGCGGCGAAGCAAAAGCAATGGTCGGTAAAGAAGTAGCCTTCATGAAAAAGAAGGGTGCTCCTGCCGCTATGATCAAGCACGAGAAAGCCGAGATGGGTATGAAGAAAGGCGGCGGCGTCAAGAAAATGGCTGCTGGCGGGTCCGCTTCCAAACGTGCAGATGGTGTTGCCAAACAAGGCAAGACCAAAGGCAAGATGTTCAACATGGGCGGCAAAGCCTGTTAAGGAAATATCATGGCAACTGGACAAGCTGAAATCTACACCGCTAAAATGGGTCAACCTCCGATGCCGGATGAAGGCCCAACAAAGCCAATGCCACCTCTGGCACGCAAGCGTAAGCCCAAGTCACCGGATTCGGATATCTACACCGCCGAAAAAGGTCAGCCTCCGATGGACTACGAAGGCCCAACGACTCCAGCTATGCCAAAGAAAGGCAAGGCTATGTTCTCCAAAGGCGGGTCGGTTTCCAAGCGTGCTGATGGTTGCTGCCAGCGTGGCAAGACTAGAGGTAAGATGGTATGAGAGCAAGTCGGGGTATGGGGGACATCAACCCATCTAAGATGCCCAAGCCGAAGGTAATTCACCGGAAGGACAACCCCGATTCTGTTGACTTGTACGCCAAAGGTGGAAAGGTTAACGCCGCTGGCAACTACACTAAACCCAGTCTGCGTAAGCGGATTGTGTCTCAGGTAAAAGCTGCTGCTACTCACGGCACAGGCGCGGGTCAGTGGTCTGCCCGTAAAGCACAGCTTGTTGCTAAGAAGTACAAAGCAGCAGGTGGAGGTTACCGAGATTGAAGCCCCCGCAGCAGTCTCTTAAAGATTGGGGCGACCAGAAATGGCGCACCAAGAGCGGTAAGCCCTCCAGCAAAACTGGAGAGCGGTATCTGCCAGAGGCTGCGATTAAGAGTCTTAGCCCATCCGAGTATGCCGCGACGACTAAGGCGAAACGAGAAGGCAAGAAAGCAGGTAAGCAGTTTGTAGCGCAGCCCAAGTCGGTAGCAAAGAAAACGGCTAAGTTTAGATAATGACTACTTCCGGCACTTCTAGTTTTGACCTTGACTTCTCGGAGTTAGCCGAAGAAGCGTGGGAACGCGCCGGTCGGGAGATGCGGACGGGTTACGACCTGCGTACCGCTCGCCGTTCGATGAACCTGATGACCGTCGAATGGCAGAATCGCGGCATCAACATGTGGACGATTGATCAGGGGTCATTCATTATGACTCCCGGCCAGAACACTTACGCACTGCCGACAGACACGATTGACCTGCTTGAGCACGTTATTCGTACAGGCGCAAACGACGCCTCTACCCAGTTTGACCTGACGATCTCAAGGATTAGCGTTTCCACCTACGCTAGTATCCCTAACAAGATTACTCAGGCTAGGCCGATTCAGGTCTGGGTCCAACGATTGAGTGGGCAGATTTCCCCCACTTCTTCTACCCTAGCGACCACGATCAACAGCACTGCTACCACCATTGTCTTGAGTTCGGTAGTCGGGCTTCCGACTACTGGGTTTATTAAGTTAGACAACGAGATCATCAACTACGGATACATAACAGGGACTACCCTGTATAACTGTTTCCGTGGGCAAGCTAATACAACCGCAGCATCACACACTGCTGGTGTAGCGGTTTACAACCCCAACCTTCCAGCCGTAACCGTTTGGCCCACTCCGGATGATTCGCAGACCTATCAGTTCCTGTACTGGCGGATGCGTAGGATTCAAGATTCGGGTACGGGCGTTAACACAGCGGACATCAACTTCCGTTTTCTACCTTGCTTGGTAGCTGGATTGGCGTACTATATCGCTATGAAAGTACCGGAACTGATGGAACGGTTACCGATGCTCAAGCAAGCATACGATGAACAATTTGACCTCGCCGCAGGTGAGGACAGAGAGAAAGCTCCAGTCCGGTTTGTTCCGAGGGCATTTCGCGCTGGTAGGGGGTAATCGTGAGTAACCGCTTCGCCGCTGGTTACAAGGCGATTGCCGAATGTGACATATGTGCATTTAGGTATAAACTACATCAGCTTCGCAAGCTGATCATCAAGACCAAAGTTACGGATATCAAAGCATGTCCAACGTGTTGGGTTCCAGATCAGCCGCAGTTATTGTTAGGGATGTTTCCGGTAGACGATCCGCAAGCCTTGCGGAATCCACGTCCAGATCTATCTCTTAACCGTAACAGCAGAGGGTCACGGGATATTCAGTGGGGTTGGGCACCGGTTGGTGGATCTAGAGAGTTCGATGATCCTTTAACACCAAACAACTTGGTTGCAACGACATACGTTGGTACAGTAACGGTTACGACATCATAGGAGTCCATAATGGACAGGAAGGAAGTTAAGCAGATCGCGGATACCGAAGTCCGTGCTCACGAGAAGAAAATGCACGGCATGAAAAAAGGCGGTGTTGCTTCTCTCGCCATGAAGAAGTATGGGCGTAACATGGCTCGTGCTATGAACCAGCGCGGTAGCGCACGGGGGAAGTGATGGCTACATATAGCATGAAAAAAGGTGGGAAAGAAGTTGGTCCCGCTTCAACATACGCCGAGCCGCATACCATGACTGGTGCGGACATGAACATCGACGCGCATATCAAGGCCCATAACGCCAAGGATAATGTTGCTGAGATCAACATGAGCGTAGACGGCTACAAGAGTAAGCCTTACGCAGAACCCAAGACTTCTGGCATTAAGGTTCGTGGGACTGGCGCTGCTACTAAGGGTCTGATGGCTCGGGGTCCGATGGCATGAACTACACCGAGTTGTGCGCCAATATTCAGAGCATCACGGAGAATACGTTTACCGCGTCTGAGTTGGCTATGTTCACGCAACAAGCGGAACAGAAAATATACAACACGGTTCAGGTTGCTAACCTTCGTAAGAACGTAACTGGCGTCACAAGCCCAGCCAACAAGTACTTGTCGTGCCCGGGTGATTTTCTATCGTCTTACTCTTTGGCAGTGATTGATGGGGTTGGGGCGTACACGTTTCTGTTAAACAAGGACGTGAACTTCATCCGTGAAGCGTATCCTACGCCCACAAGTACGGGGCTACCCAAGTACTACGCTATTTTTGGGCCTAGCTCAAGCGATGTAAACGAACTTACGTTTTTACTCGGGCCAACCCCCGATGCAGTTTACACAATGGAACTGCACTATTTCTACTATCCTCCATCGATTGTTACCGCTAACACATCTTGGCTTGGGGATAACTTCGATTCCGCTCTGCTTAACGGTGCGTTGATTGAAGCAATACGCTTTATGAAAGGCGAAGTGGATACCATCCAGAACTACGAGAAACTGTATCTTCAGTCGATTCAGTTGCTCAAGCAGTTGGGTGATGGCAAGCAGCGTCAGGATGCGTACCGTGATGGTCAATATCGTCAACCGGTGACCTGATGTCTATCATCCAGACTCAAACGACGAGCTTCAAAGCAGAGCTATATCAGGCGATTCACGACCTGACGACCGACACTTTGAAGATTGCGTTGTATACGAATAGTGCTACGCTCAACGAAACCACGACCGCTTACTCTACTACCAATGAAATTACTGGTACGGGGTACACCGCTGGGGGTGTGACTATCACCGGAGTGACAGTCAATTCTTCTGGGTACACAGCGTACGTCAGCTTCAACAACCCAAGCTGGACTTCTGCTTCGTTTACAACCCGTGCAGCTTTGATCTACAATTCTAGTAAAGCAAACCGGTCCATCGCCGTGCTGGACTTTGGGTCGGACAAGACTGTTTCTAATAATACGTTTCTCATTACGCTCCCAACCAACAACGCATCCGATGCGTTGATCCGATCATCTAACTGAGGCATACATGCTAGTTAACACGATTCACGGTGAGATGGACGACTCCCTTTTAGAGAAAAGAGAGGGTTCGGTAGACAATGAGATTGAATTCACCACTTGGGTCGAGTACTGGCTTGATGACGTACTGGTTCATCGTTCTGCCCACGTTACCCTCAAAACCTCCCCTCTCACGGCTCTTGAAGCTGCCTCGTTAGGATAAATCATGGCAAATACCCAATCAATGTGTACCTCGTTCCTTTCGGAACTAATGACGGCTACGCACAATTTTGGTTCCGCACCCACACGTGGCGCGTCAACAGCAGACACGTTCAAAGCCGCGCTGTACCTTACAAGTGCTACGATCAACGCTTCGACCACTGTTTATTCGTCAACTGGTGAAGTAACCGGCACGAACTACACGGCTGGCGGTGTGGCGATTACCAATGCTACTCCCCCGGCTTCGACCAATACTTCGTCTACGGCAGGTGTGGGTTACTGGACGCCTTCGGCTTCGATTACGTATACAAGTGTGACGCTCAGTACCGCATTTGACACAATGTTGATGTATAACTCAACGCAGAGTAACAAGGCGGTGTCGGTCCACACGTTTGGTTCGCAGACGATTACGGCTGGTAACTTTACGTTGACGATGCCTTCTAATACGACTTCCGCTGCTCTGCTTCGTTTGTCCACGACGTAAGGTGACTTGTGTCTCTCGGTTGGGGCGGTGATGCTTGGGGTGATAACGGCTGGGGCGGTACGCTTTCGGAAACGGGAACGGTCGCTAGTGGCTTTGTTGGTAACTTAGGTGTTGATCGAACTGTAGCCCTGACCGGGGTTGAAGCGGCTGGCGTACTTGGACAAGTAGTACCAAATCTGAGTGGCGTCATTGCTGCGGGTTTGCTTGGCGATGTAGGGATAACGATATCAATTGCGCTGACTGGCGTAGTTGGGTCCGGGTTAGTTGGTGCGGTATCGGCGGAGAAAACACAGGCAATTACCGGGGTTTTTGGAGTTGGTGAGGTTGGTACGGTAACAAACAATGTATCGCCAACGCTTACCGGGAACAGCAGTCAGTGTTATGTTGGTGACATTGTTTTCAACAAGATCTTTGGGATTACTGGGGTTGCTGGAGTAGGGGCTGTTGGTTCTATTGATCCGGGCAAAGCGGCGTTTTTGAGTGGTGTTGTAGCAAGTGGGTTTACTGGCAATCCGGTGGCAAATTCTTCAGCGGCTATTACTGGCAATGCGGCAAGGGGTAATGTAGGGACTGTGGGGTATTCTTTCTGGACCTTGATTGATGATTCTGAAGACCCCAACTGGACCCCGATTATTTCGATTTAAGGATTTGGAATGACAACTGTTAATTACACCGATAACCTTGGGCTTGCACTTCCATCTACGGGAGATTTATCAGGTACTTGGGGGACAACGGTCAATGACTATATATCAACTTACATTGATACGGCGGTTGCAGGGGCACTTGCGGTTTCGTTAACGGGCAACCTAACGCTAAGTAAAACTACGGGTTCTACCCTTGGGTCTTCGTCTTCCCAATATGCAATCCTAAACGTAACGCCTAATGCTAGTACTTGGACTATTACTGCACCAGTATTAAGTAAAGTCTACGTTGTTAACAATCTGTCTGGTACGTACACTTTTGTTATTAAGATATCTGGGCAGACGGGCGTAACAGTCGCCGCGTCCGAAAAATGTATTGTTGCGTACAACGGCACGGATTTTGCAAAAGTTGCATCAACGGTTGTATCCGCTGCAAGTCTTAGCGGTACTGTGCCAATTGCCAACGGCGGCACGAATGCAACGGCGACCCCAACCGCAGGTGGTGTTAGTTACGGAACGGGAACCGCGTATGCGTTTTCGGGCGTAGGTACTGCGGGGCAAGCATTGCTCTCTAATGCTGCAAGCGCACCTTCGTTTGGTACATTGGGTATCGCTGCTGGTGGTACAGGGCAGACTACGGCAGCTAATGCACTGAATGCCCTCGGTGGTATTGGTACAGGTAAATCAATCGCTATGGCGATGATCTTTGGATTCTAAGGAACAGAAATGGCAAACCCAAATATTGTCAACGTAACGTCGATTTACGGCAATACGTCTTATTTAATACCGTCAAACACAAGTGCGACAGCTTGGACGGCATTGACCCCGGCAGCGGGTACGGTCAACAAGATCGACAACATTGTCGCATCAAACGTCACATCTAGTGCGGCGACGGTAACGGTGTCAGTCAATAGCGCAGTAAGCGGTGGCGGCACGGCATACCGGATCTGTTATCAGGTCAGCGTACCGGCTAATGCTTCGCTTGTTGTGGTGGACAAAACCACTGCAATCTACGTTGGCGAGTCGCAGTCGGTTGTAGTGACTTCCGGCACAGGAAGCGCAATCGAGTACACGGCTGCATACGAAGCCATCACCTGAGCCTGACATGACGCTCAGATATAACGGTGGGATTTTATCGTCATCACTGACTGGCTTGAATTCGCCAG